GATAAAAAAGTGGCGATTGATATTAAAAAACTTTTAAAAAAATGGCAAGGAAGATTAGGGCTATCGGATTGGATGATATCTGTTCAGTTTAAAGATTGTATTGATATGAACCAAGCACAAGGAAGAACTAAAATCCAAAACTGTGATCAACATGCTTATATTCGTTTGCTACAAATAGAAGACCGCCAAAAATCAGATGAATCCGATAACGATCCTGAACTCGATTTAGTTCATGAGTTAATTCATATTCGGTTATGGGCGATAGATCCAGATGTCGGAGAAGGCACATTACATGTATGCAGGGAGCAAGCAATTGACTGGATTGCAAAAGCATTAATTACATCTGACAGAGAAGGCAATAATTGAATCAACTATTTAAGATAATAAAAGATTTGATTACCAGGAAATTTTATGGTAAAATAACTATAAGCTTTGAAAATGGTCGGGTAATGCCGATCATACGGAAAGAAGAGACTATTAAGATAGAAGGGAACGAGTAATGGGTACAATAGAAAAACTTGAAAGCTTTCTAAATCCAATTTGTGCAATAGAGGATATGTCAGATATTGAACTTTTTTATGACATGATTGGATATCTCTCTTTTTTTGAAACAGCTTCAGAGAAGGACCGTTCTAAATGTGGTATTTTTATAAAAGCTTTTATGAATAGAATGGGCTACACAGAGGAACAATTAGAAGTATGTAGGGATAAGAGGTTGGAAGGAAAGCTTAAATAAACAGATAGGCCAGTTGTAAGCTGGCAAAAACATAGGTGTTGGAACAACCAAACCGATTGAGTGCATTAAGCATTCTTTCGGTTTTTTTTATTTAAGAGCGGGCATAGAGCCTGAAAGGATGTAAAATGGAAGAAACAGTAAAAGAACCAGAAGTTCCTGAAAAACAGGAAGCTGATGAGAAGGTCAAGGTTGAAGAACTAGCCAAAGAGTTGGGGTGGAGGGATGACTTTGATGGTGATGAATTTGTGGATGCGAAGTCTTATATCTTAAAGGGTAAAGATATTCAAGCCACCATGAAAAATCACATCAAAGAGCAGAAAAAACAACTGACAGATTTATCAGGGAGTGTGCAGCAGCTACAGACTCACAATGAAATGGTGTTAAAAGCAGAGGTCAAACGGCTCGAATCGGAACTATCGACTTTAAAGAAAGAAAAAAAAGAAGCGATTGAAGACGGTGACGTAGATAAGGTTGACCAGCTTGATGAGCAAATTGATGGTGTTAAAGAGGCGATGATTGAGCCTCAGAAAACATCTAACCCGGAATTTGATAAATGGGTTGCAAAAAACGAGTGGTACACAAATGACACCGAAATGGCTGCATATGCTGACACAATAGCTGACCAGAATGCAGGGGCGCCTTTTAGTAGGGTGTCTGTATTGGTTACAAGAAAGGTCAAGGAAATGTATCCGGATAAATTTGAAGACAACCCCAAACCGAAGGCATCACCTGTTGAAGGGGCAACCCGGAAAACAACAAAGGTGAAGTTCACAAAAGCTGATTTAACAGATGAGCAACGAATGATAGCTAAACAGTTTGCACAACAGGGTATTATGACAGAGAGTCAATACATTAAAGACATTGCAAAGATACAGGGGGCAGCATGAAAAAGGGACCAGGTGGGAGACCGATTAGAGTACCGTTAGGCACACGGAACATATTAACCGCACCCAAAAAAAAGGGTTATGAAAGACGGTTTGTTAATGATGTCGACGGGCGTGTGAAACAGTTTGAAGAGGCAGGATATTCCATAGTCAGGGAAAAAATTGAGGTAGGAGACCCGAAAGCGGGTAACCCATCAAATTTAGGTAGTGCAGTTTCAAAGCCTGTGGGTGGCGGGACTAATTGTGTTTTGATGGAGATCAAAGAGGATTGGTATAAGGAAGATCAGAAAGAAAAGCAAGACAGGATTTTAGATGGCGAGAATGACATGAAACATAAAATAAATTCTGGAAGGGGCGGAACATATGGTGGTGTTAATATCAGATAGCCTCTTCTATTAAATAAGAGAGGTTAAAATGGCGAATATAGATAGGATTTCCGGTTTTAAACCGGTTAGGCACCTTAATGGGAATCCTTGGAACGGCAAAGCAAGAATGTATTACATTGCTGCCGGAGAAGGGACTGCAACATTTATCGGGGATGCTGTTGCATCGGCTGGTAGCTCAGACAGTACCGGTAAATACGCAACAGTAGCACAGGCAGCAACAACTGCGAACGTTCGTGGTGTTGTAGTTGGTTTTAGTGACCAGCCCCATATTGCAACTGATGTAACCAATTTATACAGGGCTTATCGTCCTGCAAGTACAGCTATGTACTGTTTAGTAGTTGATGACCCTGACGTGATTTTTGAGATTCAGGAAGACAATGACACAAACGATATGGACGCTGATATGGTTGGACTGACGGCTGATTTTGTAGTGGGTTCTGGAGATACGTCTTCCGGTGCTTCTGCGATGCAGCTTGATTCCAGTTCAACTGCGGCTGGAGGGCCATGCAAGATTCTCAATGTTTCTAACAAAGAGGACAACGAGCTTGGCACTTACTGCAAATGGGACATCCTGTTTGTTGAACACGAACTCAGATCCACAACTGCGGTATAAGGAGGTAAATCATGGCTGTTATAACAACTGGTAATTTTGCCAAAGATTTGGTTCCTGGTGTTAAAACTTGGTATCAAACAAAATATAAAGAACATCCTATTGAGTACCTTGATATTTTTGAAAAGGTAATTTCAACAAAGGCTTTTGAAGAAGAAGCAAGCGCAACCGGATTCGGCCTGGCTCAGATTAAAGCAGAGGGCGACGGCATAGCTTATGACGATCAGAGCCAAGGATTTATCAATAGGTATGTTCATATTACCTACGGTCTTGGGTTTATTATTACTCGGGAGATGTACGAAGACGGAATAGCTGTCACAACCGCCTTGAGACGTGCCGGAGCATTGGCCTTCTCAATTCGGAACACCAAGGAAGTAGTTGGAGCGAATATCCTTAACAGGGCATTTAATTCAGCTTATACCATGGGCGCTAATAGTGATGGCAAAGAGCTTTGTGCTGATGATCATCCGAACAAATCCGGCGGTACGTGGAGAAACGAGCTTGCAACCGCAGCCGACTTAAGTGAAGCATCACTCGAACAGGCTTGCATTGACATCGGTGCATTAACGACCGACCGTGGGCTTTCAATTGCAATCAGGCCGATGAAACTGGTAATTCCGACAGCTTTGGAGTTTGACGCTTACAGAATCCTGAAATCAATCGGGCGTGTTGATACTGCTAATAACGATATCAATGCTATCAGAGCAAGTGGTAAAATCCCGCAGGGTGTAGCTGTTAATCATTACCTGACCGATGCGGATGCATGGTTCTTGAAAACTGACTGTCCTGATGGGCTGAAGTACATGGAGCGTTCCGCTGATAAGTTCGGTACCGAGAATGATTTTGATACTGACAACGCAAAATTCAAAAGTACCTTTCGTGGATCTTTTGGATGGTCAGATGGTAAAGGTGTCTTTGGGTCACCGGGGGCTTAGTAACTAATTAAAATTACTACATATTAAGAGGTGGGGTAAAATCCACCTCTTACTTAAACAGGGTAAATGGGAGTTAAAATCTCTCAGGCGTGAAAGCGTCCCAGAAAGGTAAATTATGGGAACTACAAATTTTCCAAACGGGCTTACGCTCGACAAAACAAGAAACATTTCTGAAATTGGTGGGACTTCTGTTCCAACTGCCGGAACAGCCGGGTATCATGCTGGCTGTATTTTTACATTAACCAATGCAAGTGCAGGTCAAAGTGTTAAATGGATTAACCAGGGGTCAACGACCTCTTGTTTATTTGTGCCTAAAGATGAAGTTCTCGGTTATGGTATTTTTGCAGCAGGGGCAAGGGCTGCAACAACCGGTTCGACTACTGAAGTTATTTCAGGGGCAGATTTTGCAAATACTGACATTGCATTCGCAGGACATATAACCTCTGATGATGATGATTTTATTGCTTCTGTAGCGATGACTGATGATGAGGGGGAGATGCTTATCACGGGTTCGGCTGATCCGCTATCAGCACATGGTTATCTGTGGGCTGCTTTAAGAAACAAATGTATTCCTAAATGGGATGTTTTTGCAGCTGGGACTCAGGCG